AAATATTGACTTGCAATGTATCGTTACTATTAATACGGTAATTGAAAACTACAATCGTTTACTAGGTGTTACCGCTAGGAGTAATGTTGTAGATAATGGTACATCGAGCAGCGTGGGTGACATTGGTGTTGATTTTGGTGAAACATTACTTGCTGGGCTGAATAACCTGCAAATGTATACCTCTTATGTTGCATCACCAAATAGAAACTTTGGCAACAGTACTGGCGCACCGGCTAACGACCTATACGGCGTGACGTGGACTGGCACAAGCCCAGATGCAGGCTCTGGTACATTCCGGCAGGTGGGTGGTGTTGGTTATTACGCTCCAACAGAGCGGAACGCTTCAACCATCACCATCGCTCCCGGCTCAACATCACAAAGCATCGAGCTGTATCTAGGTGCTACAGGTCTAACAGCCTCCACAAGTGGTCTCACAGCCCGATACAACCGCACACGCACTGCCAGTGTAGCGATTCCTCTAGTAGCGCGTACAATCGCTCAAGCGTGGACATCTGGCGGCTTTGCCGAGGTAGACGCAACCAACATGCCGGGCGTGTATCGCTTAGACCTCCCTGATGCTGCTTTGGCGGCTGGTGCTGACGATGTCACTGTAGTGGTTAGAGGTGCAAGCGGTACTAACGGTGCGGTGATGACAATCAAACTGAGCAGTGGTGGTTTGACATCAGCGCAGACTGCATCTGCTGTCTGGGGTGCAAGCCCAGCAGGCTACAACGACGCTACGACCTTTGGTGGTGTTGTCAATCAGATTGACCAGACGGTCACGGGTACAAGTACATTGGTGCAGGACATACCGTCTAATGTCTGGCAGGAGGAGACAAACGACCATACAACGCACGGAACATATGGCTACAACATCCTCCGTGCTGACGCTCCAAGCAAGGAGGGATTGGTCACACTCCATCAGTCTGGTGGTATCTCCCGCATCGATGCCGACATACATGCGATTGTAAATGACACGGCGGCAGCTGCTGAGCTCAAGGGCGCGCTACTGCACACCGGCGGAGACTACATCACAGCAGATCTACTGAACCCCGTAGCCAGCGCACAGACGCTCCGCATCGGTCCATTCGGTGTACGCGCTGATGGCGGGGGTGCTGATGATGCTCTCGACCTCAACCAAAGTACAGCTGCATCTATCGTGGTGCAGATGACGGACGGACAAGGCACAGGCATTGACCAGACATCGGCAACTGTCCAGGCTAAGGTGTACAACGTGGCCGGCGCGCTGGTCGCGACGTACACATGTACCGCCGCCTACGCGCTTGGTGGCTATATGTCCATCCCGATGACGACTACGGTCACCGGCACGGCTGGCTCATACATCATCAATCTCTGGAGCACCGTCGGTTCGACGGTCACGGTATACGGCCCGCTACAGCTGCGGGTGAGGGCTATCTAATGACTACGCTACTCAGGATGGTCGAGGACCCGGACACATCGACGCATGTCGGAGCATGGGTCGGTGATTTCCATCCATACAACCTCTCGCTCGTGGATGCTCAGTGGAGCCCGGTCGACATCACTACAGGCACCCTGTCGGTAACATTCACTGATGACACAACAGGCCTGCCGTACACGTTCCCTAGCGGATCTGCGGTACTGACCAAGAAGTGGGCGGATGAGGGGCTCATCGAGCTTGTACTCCCTGCTGCTTGGCCAACAGCCGCCATTGTGCGTGTGACGGTCGCGCTGACCAACGGAGCAATTGTGCGGAGGTTCGGCCCTCTCCTGGTGGGAGTGTCCGCTCCGTGAGTGACTACAGCCTGACAATCAAGGTTGACATGTCCGGCCTTGACCGCAAGTCTGCCGCACTGGACAGGTTGTCGCGTGTGGTTCGCGATTGCGCCTGGCGTGCAACGAGCTACGCGCGGCTGTCGATGACTGGTATCAAGAGTGGGCGCGCATACATGATTTCTGACAAGCCCGGGAGTCCGCCACGCGTCCACATTGCATCCGCACCTGGAGAAGCGCCGGCGGCATTGACTGGCAACCTACGAAACAGCATCAAGCCACGCGAAGGTACCAATAAATGGGAGTCCCGTGTAGGGGTCGAAAAAGAGTATGGGCAGATTCTCGAACGCAAGCGCAATCGCCCATTCCTGATTCCGGCAGGCGCCGAGGCGTTCAAGTTCTTGGTCGCAGCGGCAAGGAGTATCGCCGATGGCAGCTGATGTATTGCAGGTTGACGAGTGGATAACAGAGACTCTCCGCGCGGATGCGACGCTCCAGGATCTACTCGCCATCGATGGCAGGGCACCCGGGTACCAGCTCGGCGTGTACACCAACGTGGCGCCGGAGAAGGACGTCGTAAGTCGTAAGCCGGTGATGGTGCCGTTCGTAATTGTCAAGCGCGACAGCGGGTCGACACAGGAGCAGGTATCCATCGGTGGCGCGAGATGTATTGTCCGGCACATCGTGTCGGTTGTCGTGTGGGACATCCACACCGGGACGGTCACATTCTCTCGTACCAAGGCAGTCGCGGACCGTGTGGACGCACTCTTGCACAATGTGTCATTCACCGTGGCGGATGGCCAAGGCTGGAGTATGCGCATGGCGTCCGACACCATCATCGACCCGCAGCCTGACGGGCGCATCAACTGTGGCATCATGCAGGCGTACAATGTCACAATATCGGAGTAAGGGGACCTACTAATGGCCAAACTAATTGCTAAAAACTGCACCGTTAAGTATTCAATCGGCACCGCCATTGTGGATGGGACCGCCGCCACTCTCGCGACAGCCGTCACTCCCGCGACGGAAATGCGCGCGTTCGCGAAGTCCGTCACGCAGTCGGTCACGGTAAATACAATCAACCTGACCGCGCTGGGCGACATCTACGAGCAGAAAATGCCGACGACGTTCGCTGGGTCAATCACGCTCGAGCTCTATGTGGATGGCGTCCGCGTCACCAACTCATCGATGATTGGATTCCCGATGAAGGTCACCGTAGACGTAGACGGCGCAGGAGCTGCAACCTCCGAGACATGGGTCGGCATGATTGCCGATTGTGGATGGGGTACACAATCCGAGACCGAGCAGACCGAAAGCATTACCATCAACCTCGGCGTCGCTGGCCAGACAACCTGGAGTAGCTAGTGGCGTTATCTGACCTCAAGCGCGCGCGAGCGTCGCAGGCTAAGCCTAACCTCGTCGTCGATCTCTCGGCATTCATGCCAGATGGCGAGGAGGCAAGTATCACGTTTCGCGAGCCAACAGGTGCAGATCTGTTCCGTGCGTTCCAGGCGCCGACGGTCGCGGAAAAGGTCAAGTATCCGGATTACGATGATGAGCTCATCAAGCTGCTCCGGCTGATGGCTATCTGCTACGTGGCGACCGAAGGCGATGAGGGTAAGTACAACGTATTCGAGACACTCGGCGATTTGGCACGAGACAACAAGCTTTTGTACCTCTACATCCACGGGACGTTTAACACCAACTATCAGCTGGACTTGTCGGTTATCTCGGAGAAGGTCCCAAACGACTAGGGGCGGTGGAGCAACAGGTACTCGAAGCATCGGTAACCTGGCTACATCGCCATCCTTCAGAATGTGACTTGACGCTAACAGAACTCGGCGAGGTGTATTACATCGGCGAGAGCTGGAAAAAGGTCATCCATGATGTGGCCGAAGCGATTATACGGACCATCGCGAGGAGTGGTATCTAATGGCACTTGGACTGTTTGAAATCATCTTTAAGGCGTCCGGCGCAAACAAAGTCCAGTCCGACATTAAGGCGATCAAGGACGAAGCCGGGAGCGCCGCACCCGCCGTTGAGCAACTCGCCGGCACAATGTCCAAGCTTGGTAGGATAGGTGCCACACTCGGCGCACTTGGTGGCATCGTGGCGTTTGGCAAGTCCGCCCTCGAGGCCAGTGGAGACGCCCAGGAACTCAACACGCGACTGGAAGGTGTAACCGGGTCGGCTGCCGAAGCGGCTAAGGTTATGGCAAAGGTGCGCGAGGTTGCTGGTCCGTCGCCATTCACGACTAAGCAGCTCGCGAACGCCGCTGTCGGTTTGCAGGCGATGGGTATCAATGCTCAGAAAGCACTCCCGAAACTTGCGGATCTAGGCGCCGCATTCGGCGCGGATGAAGAGCACCTAAAATCCCTTGTCGGCATGATGGGCAAACTGAACCAAGGGCTCATGCCAGACTCCGAAACACTCTCGATGTTCGGCCTGTCCAAAAAGGATTTTGCCGGAGAAGGCATCACGTTCGATAAAAACGGCAGTCTCATTTCGAGCGCAACCGAAACGCTCGATGCGCTGTTCCGCATCATCGACAAGAAGTACGGCGGAATGACTGAACGTATGGCGAAAAACACAAAGTCGCAGATGGCGACTATCGTTGACTCGTTTACAGTCATGATGGAAAAGGTCGGCAACATTTTCGGTGCTGGGCTGAGTTTGATAACACCTGCTCTCACAAGTGGGCTTGACAGCGTGACGAAGTTTTTCGACTCTGTGTCGACGAATGGAAGTACTGCGCAAAACATCCTCAAGGGGATTGCGGCAACCCTTGCGCTCATCACGGCGGTACAGGTCGTCGATGGCATTATCATGCTCAGTAAGGTGATGAAGGGGCTCGCAAACACGCTGAAGTTGGTCGCGGCTGGTGAGGCACTCATTCAGGCGCTTGCCGGTCCGGCTGGTATTGCAAAGGTTGTCGCCGGAGTTGCCGCTGCCGGGCTTGCAATCTGGGGGATGGATGCCATTTTCAACCAGATGGAGCAATCGGCAAAGACCAAGCCCGAGGGGCTCAAGCCTCCGACAACAACGACCCCATCAAATCCAATGACTGGCGCGACCGGTGGAACTCCAACGCCAGGGAGCGGGCACGGTGGCTTGATTGGAACCATGGCGCGCGTCGGCATTGGTATGTCGAAGGTCGGCGAGTTCCGCGAAGAATGGGGCAAGACTGTTGCCGAGTCCCTGGACAAGATTGCCAAGAACACCGGCACTACAAACGACCTGCTCGACCTGCGCCGGCAGACATTCGGCGGTGGGGCTTTGGGTCGACTTGGCGCGACCGCGGTTGAGATGCGCGAGGCTAACGGTGGCGGAGGCATTGCAGCTGGGACCGGACGCATACCGAATACGCTCATCCCCTACAACATCGATCTCGAGCGAGGCGTCAAAAAGATATTCGCGGCAGAGTATCGTACGCAAGCGGTTAACCTGATGAGGCGCATCTAATGGCTATCAAGTGGCCTATCAAGGTTGAGGTTGATTGTCCGGAACCAAGGCCGGCAAAGTCACGGCTCGTCATTGGCGCCGACGGTACTTCATGGGACCGCGCGACATCGAACGAGTACGCATGGTTTGACAGCGTGACAGGGTCGGCAATGCTATTGCCGATGTGTTTTGATGGCGCGTACGACACGACATTCTCGGGCATCTACAGCCGATTGCAGTTGTCGGACATGGAGACACCATTTGGTGGCACATGGCGTCAGTACCAGGTGCGAGGCGCCGGTGACTACTGGTGCAGCCAAGAGGACACCACGACGGCGTACAGCATCCGTACCGCTACATCGTGGAGCGCGAATCAGGGCTGGTGCCTTGGCATGTACCACGGCAACATCCCGACCAAGGCAAAGCGCATGGTGCTTGCGGTCGCATTCGCGCCAACTGCTACCATGAGCATGAGCCCGCTCTACCTGCGATTCTTCACTGACGGCTCATTGCAGATATTCAAGGACGGTGTGCTCAAGGGTCAGTATGACCAAGAGGACAGCAACAAGACCGCCGGGCGTCTGGTCAATGGGCTTACGCCAATGGGCAACCAGTATCACAGCGTGGTCATCATTCCGCACAAGCGTCGCGAGCTTCTGGTGCTCACGAGCTGGGGCCTCAACATATCGCACCTGTTCGAGGATTTGAGCCAGGACAGCACGACGAACACCATCATCCCTGCGGGCAAGTTGCAGGTACAGGATGCGGTGTCGCGTCAGTTCCTCCAGTTCTCGCCGATTCGCTTTGTCAGTTCGGCAGCCATCTACAGCAAGCCCATCAAGTTGCGGTACGCTCCTCCGACGGGTGCGGTGTTCACGGCTCGTGTCATTCAGGACCGCGTCGGACGTGCGACGGGCGGGAGTTCGGTTACGGCATCCGTTGTCAAGTCTGACCTCACTGCGTACACACCGGATGGCGTCATTGATACAGTACGGCTCAAAGTCCAGATGACATCGTCGGACAATATTGAGTCACCGGGGATTGCGCTCGGTGAGGCGTGGTATCAGCCAGCACAGGCGACAACGGCAGATGACCCGGTCGACATCACCGGGTTGTATGAGTCTCTGTCAATCAGCGTAGACGAGACATCACGAGCAACACTGAGCATGACGGCGCGTCGACAACGTTTGCTCGATGCTGGCGTTGAGCAACCGCAGATTACCAGTGACCGACCCATTCGGATTGCCGTCGGCAGTTCGGGCGCTTCACCCACATACATCGACATATTCCGCGGCTCTCTCACGCCTCCGCAGATTCACTACGAGCGCCGCTGGACACAATCGCACGACGTGCTCCAGTTTGACGGGCAAGACCGCACACGCGATCTCGAGCTCACGATGTATCAGGATGGCATCGTCTACGACGGTATGACCATGCAGTCGGCGGTGTCTGACATGATTCAGACTGCCGGATTCCTATCAACGGACCTGATCTGGGACGACACGAGCGGATTCACGCTCCCTCGAAGCGCAGACATTGCGCGCGGATACTCGACTGTTGTCCCGCAGCGGGGCGAGTATGTGGCGACGCTCCTGTCCAAGATGAAGAATGACTACGCCGCCACATGGGTGACGGGATGGAGTCCAACCACAACAGGCTACAAGTACCAGTGGAGCAATCCAAACGACCTCGTCAATACACCGATAATGACGCTCTACAACTCGCGCCAGGATGCCATCACCGCAGGCGTATCCGGTGACCTTGTACCGCATCGCGTCATCTACAAGATGAGCGCGCACTATGAGTCCCCAGAGGCGAATCAAATCATCGTGCTTGGACAGGACCCGCGAAACGGTGACCTCATCTACAGTTATGCAGCCGACGGTGCAAGCGCGGACCCGACAACCGCGCCGGCATCGAGGCCGTACAACTGGCGTGGGCGCACCGTAAGTTACATCCTAAGCGAGCCAGCCATCACCAGTGACGCAGCTGCGATACAGGCGAAGAATGTCATATCAACACGCTTGATGACCGGTCGCATCCTACTCGAGTTTACGAGCGATTTGCTCATTGACGATGCCACCAACCGCCCGCTATGGCTGCGTGACGTGGTGCAAATCATGATGCCTGGTGGAGCAACCATCCGCGGAATCTACCGGATCATCGCGATACCAAGCATCGATTTAGGATTCGAGCCGACAAGCGCAGGCGACAAGCGCGCGATACGCACTGCGACGTATCGGTGCTTGTACCTCGGTGATGGTGGCGAGTAGTGGCGTACATTGACGGAACGCGCACATCGACGCTCACCATGGCGCACACCCAAAATGTCCAGTGGCGTATTTGGAATCCTTTTGCATTGCAACCAGAGGAGCCAGACTATGACACTCACTCCACATATTTCACATTCAGCGGTCATCTAGGTTTTAGTGGGTCCCTTGCGCTTGTCGACTATATCGTTGCGCCATCACCAGGGGCAGCATGGACATGGGAACTACGGGCGAACCTCACCGTCAACAACGGACACGGCACATCAAGTTCGAGTTATGTTGTGCTCGCGAGCGGTAGCGAGACAGGCGGGACGAGTTATCGAGATGTTGGCCTGACATGCGCTGGGACGTTTTCGGCGAGTGTGTCGACTGACAAGTTGTGGGCAATCACAGAGACTGCGTACAGCTCAACGTCGCCACCGACGCGGTTCCCACCTACGACCGCTTATCGCTATTACGAGATGACAACTGCAGGCGCGACAGCGAGCTGCTCATTGACTGCAAATGGTGGCGGCGTATCGGTGAGTGCAGCTGCAACATCGAGAAGGACTGCAGACTACACAGCATCCCTGTCGGCGTATGGTTTTTCTAGTGGTGATGTGCGGCACGATTTTGCCGTGTCTCTCGTCAAGGTCAACGCCGTTGCGGTGCACGACATTTCGCACAACCATACATTCAATAGTCAGAGTGCGACCGAATGGACACTGAGTGTTTTAGGCACAACAGACGGTGCCGGTCTCGTTCAAACATCAAGTGCCACTATCTCAACCTCGTCGTGCCTCGACCGGCAATGCGCCATCACTGGTGTTGTACGTGCCTGGGATAGTGCATACCCTGACCCGCTCAGCGTGACCATACAAGGGTTCGATGGATCATCGCGCACAGTGGCTGCAACTGGTGGAGCATGGTCTGCATCAGACACGTTTGTAAATTACTCGACAATCACTGTTTTGACAGCTCCGACATATGGCAGCAACACTTTGACGACGTCGGCATATGACGTTCCCGCGAGTGTGAGCGCGAGCATCGTTGGTGCAAGCTTGACGACCAATGGAGACAGCCCGACCGACAATCGAGTGCTATTCCGTGGATGGCGTTTCGCTGGCTGGTCTCTTACGATGGCATCGACATTTGGTGTCAGCGGCACAGGGAACGACCGCGCATACAGTCCACGCCAGGGGCTATCGACATACAGGTATCTCGACCTGCAGGTCAAGGCGCAGACCAGCGCGCCGGCATCGGGCGTTATCGAGATCACGGACTACAAGGGCAACACTAAGCAATACAACGTCACCGCAACCGCAACGACATACAACACCGTCGAGGTCGACTTGTGCTCACCTGCGGCATGGTCCGTGAGCGCACTCCCGTCGACTGATGGCAAGGACGACCCCTACCCGCGCGTAAACACTGGCAGCACATCCTACGCCGGGTCAGAGAGCACCGACTCCGCATACTGGGGCATCACATCTACGAGTCGCATCCGCGTGTTGTCAGGTGCAATCGACATCGGCACAGCCACACTCCGGAGCACACTCACCGACCACACGTATGCGCCATCGAGCGCGACGTATGCACCCGAGCGTGTGACGCCTGCCATCGTGTCAGGTGATGGCACGACGACATACTATTACACCCGGCGATTTTGGCAACTCGATAACGACGGACGAACCGAAGAGGAGGGCGACGTCTGGTGGCAGAAGACTGTCGGTGGCATCACAGGCGTGACATCGTATGCCGTGCAGCTGCTCACCATCAGCGAGCTCGCAACGCAGGTAGGCATCAGTGATGCAGGCGTCGTGCGTCACCCGGGATGCACAGCAACATCAACGGTGGCATATCCTGGCGCGGGCACATGTAGTGTCAGCCAGCCACCACTCCGCGATTGTTACCTCAACGGCACCACGGGCTATGCCGTGTGGCTATATGGTGGTGGCGCACTAGCAACACCGGCAACGCCAACCGGGACGCAATGGGCATACCCTCACAAGGTAGGCGCCGGAGCGGTCACCGCACAGACGCAGTTCGACAGCATCAACGGAGATTTCCCTCCGGATCTGTTCGACCCTTTCGACATCAACGGTGGTACGGATGGCGCACTCAACCTCGCGGGAGCAAGTCTCCTCCGAGGTATCGCGCATGGATTCGGTCTAACGTCTGCAGGCGCACCACTGACCACGGCCACATATAACCTGGTGCTGACGTCTACGACAGCGAACCGCGGTACTGACAGCACCATCGATGCCGCCGGAAGGTATTACACCGGTGTGCCGTGGGGACTCGGCGAGAGCAACCACCAGATACAGCTCGGGACATCGAGCATCGGTGTCAACCCGCTACGCACTGCAAAACGCTACAAGGGCGTATTCCGTGACGTCACGCTCGGCGGAGCGTGTACAGCTGCGGATGTTGCTGGAGACCAGACCGCGACGTATGGCGTCATCGATGCCACTGGTGCGGTGCAGCTCTATCATGCGACGGGTCCAAGCGGTACGAACTGGGTCAACTACACACCAGGCATAACATCCGCCGCGTGTCTTTCCCTGGCATACAATCGCGCCATGGGTGACATACTTGTCATCGATGTTGACCACACCGACGGCACATGCAAGCGGTATCAGAGTACGGACAGGGGGCTAACGGTATCAGTGGCTACAACACTTGGCACAGGCGCGCATGCTGCCGTGTGCATAAACACCAACGGCATTGAGTATCACTTTTGGCGCACGAGCGCAGGCGCCATTCAACGGCTCAAGCGAGACCCACAGGGAAACACCATCCTTGCCGCGTCTAACGTGGTGGCATCAGGCGTAGGCGATGATGAGATCGCAGCGTTCTTTAGGCTGGGCGTGGTGTACGTCATTTACACATCGACGGCTGGTGCAATCACAATGGTGAGCTCAACGGACGACGCGACGACATTCTCGTAACCGACAAGTAAACCTTGTTGGTTCAAGTCGTCAAGGATTCCTTGACACCTGAAAAAGAAAAACCCCGCAGATGCGAGGCTGCGGGGTGTCGGCTAGGAATATCAACGGGCAGGAGGTTGTTGATACAAGGAGTATACACCAATGAGAGATATTGCGTTGTTACATGCGGACTTGGCATACGCAAACATCGGCGTCACTGAGGTTGGCGAGAATCGCGGAAAAGCCGTGGAGACCTATCAGGCCAGCTGCAAACCGCCGTTACCGCCCGGCGCGCCGTGGTGTGCTGCGCATGTCCGATACCGCATGAAGCAAGCGGCGACGAAGTTGAACACGACATACCCTGATGATTTCCCACGCTCGGGATACTGTCCCGATTGGTCCAGGTATTACAAGGCGAAAGACCTGTGGATACCCGCACAATCAATCATCACCGGTAAGACTATCAAGAGACCACGCAAAGGTGACCACGCGCTATTCTACTTCCGCCAGCTCGCGCGCATCGCGCATATCGGCATCGTGTATTCCGTCGATGAAAACGGAGTGTGGACAGTCGAGGGTAACACAAGCCCGGAGCCCGAGCGCCCAGGAGACGTCGAGCGCGACGGCGACGGCGTGTATTATAAGCGTCGTGAATGGCACGAGCTCGGTATGTTCGGCGGGTTCGGTTTGCTTAACCTGTGATATCCTGCCGGTGCGTGTTACTGTTGCATGGTTGAAACGCAAAAACACCCCGGGCCGCCTTCCCGGGGTGTTGTCCATTTAGACGTCAACATGTAAGGATTCCTTACAAGTTAGAGTGCCTTACGCCAGATCCGTACAATCTTGATCTCCTTGCCATCCTTACCGACGTGGAGCGCAACCTCATGGGTCGGCGTGTCGCCATCGAGGAGCGGCAAGATGAAAACATTCGCGGGTTCAGCACTGAGTGCTTGCGCGATATCTCCGACGCTCCCACCCTTGATGAGTTCGTCCAACTTTGTATCTTTAGCCAAAATCTATCCTCCTTATCCGGGTCCAAAACTACGGATGGGTGCACTCGGACCAGGAGCGCTCCGCTGTCCACCGCGAGGAGCTGGCGTAACGGGTTCGCCGTCGTTGTCCTCATCAGGGGTCAATGCCAGTATGGCACCGAGAGTGTACCGCCTGCCATATGTCATGATGCTCCCGCTCTCCTGCGGGTTGACCTCGCGTAGCGGGAGTGTGAGCTCACTCTCGACCCACTCGCCAGACAGTGAGTGCGTGAGGCGTGTCCACACCGTAATAAGCATGATTGTCTGCGGGATTGCCTGCCGTGGCATCCCGGGCTCGGTGCCCTTCGCGCTATACGTGACATCAAGCGTGTGGAGCGGTCTCGCTCCCTGGCTAAGTACAATCCCTGCCTCGGTCAGGAGAGGACGGACGAAATCAACCATCGACTGCAGGGTGACATACTTGGACCGCGCGAACGGGTTGACTCCCTCCTTTGGAATCGCTGACACCTTGGACTGTACGTACAGCAGCGACGGCATGATGGCGGTTACGGTGTTACTTGTTAACATCGTTTGCTCCTGACATGTACAACACGGCGCTGTCAAGCCCAGCATCGCGGAGCGAGGCGACAATGAGTCCGAGCCAGTTCGACCCGCGGCTGTTGATGATGGTCTTGTATGACAAGCCATAGACGCCCGAGAGCTGCGACAACGTAGGCATCATCACAGCGAGCGCATCGATGCACACCGCTTGGTCGGCAGCGTACATCGCGAGCAGTCGCTTGCGAATGAGATCTACAATCGGCATGGTGCGCCACTGCACATCGTACGCCCACCGTGACTGGTCGCGATTGACGCATGCAGGCGTTGAGTACGACACGTTGAGCAGATGCAATGCGCGTGTGATACTCGGGTGCTGGCCGTTAGTGCTTGGAATACTTACTGCGTGACCTGCCGTGTTATAGCACTGTCGGCACAGTTGACTGATGGATGCCGCCATGAAACGCCGCTCGGCCTGCATGCCATTTGCAGTCAGACTAAAAGTATGCACATCCGAGTGTCCGCACCTGAAGCGGACCGTAACCTGTTTGCCGGATGCGTTGCCGGCGTTTTCAAAACTCATATAACCAACCTCCTGTGTCATCACTGACATGTCGATAATAACATAATGTGTTATCTTTGCAAAGATTATGTTATAGTGCCGGCATGACAACCAAGACACAGCAGGAGATCGCCAACAAGCTTGGCGTCACACAGCCATGCGTTGCACGCTGGCTATCTGGCCGCCATGTGCCAAACGTGACTACCGTCGAGCGCCTGGCGGACGCATACGAGGTAACAATCACCGACATGTGGCAAATCATCAGCAATAAGCGCGCAACGTATTTAGATTCGACCGCTCGTAAACGCGCATAAAGCGCACGCAAAAAGGACAACAACCATGACAACATCAACACGCACCAAACGTCTAAGCTGCCAAGTATGTGCAGCTGCCCGCACAGTAACCGTCGAGCCATCGAGTGGGAATATCTGGCTCTGCCCATGCGGCGCCATAAACTCCCTACCGGTGAGCCTTGGCGACACCTATGTGGACTATATGGTCCCGAAGCCAAAGCGAGCACGTCGGCACCCTCTCGTCACTCTTGCAATGATAGTTGCAAGTCTTGCAGTTGCTTGGATGCTCGCTCAGGACATCCGTAACAGCTGGCAACGCGAGCAGCTGTTCCGTGCGCGTGTGGCAGCACAGGAGCTACGCGGTCACACTGCAGACTAGCATGCGAGATATCAAGACATGGAGGCACTACGACAGGACACCGCTCGTCGATGGCCTCCTAACGCATGCGCACGAGATCTGGCTGGGCACGCGCATACAGGCTGACGCACACGACAAAGAGCGGGCAATCGCTGCGCTGGTCAATGCCAATGTCCGACTCGTGTACTCAATCGCTCGAAAGTACGCCATACGAAATCGCGACTATGACGACCTCTGCAGCGAGGGATTGCTTGGGTTACATACGGCCGTCAAGAGATACGACCCGGCAACCGGGTACCGCTTCACGACGTATGCAACGTATTGGATTATGCAACGCATCAATCGGAGTCTCCTTGGTGTCGCTATGGTGCGCCTCCCGCAGGGTAAGTACTCCGACCTGACCCACATCATGGAATCCCGGCGCGCATATTACGGCGTCAATGGTCACTGGCCAACCTCCGCACAGCTGCTCAATCGCATGCACCAGGACAAGGACAAGTATCCTGAGTCTCTGCGACTTAAGTTGCCAAGGATGACAGCGGAGCTTGTCGAGGATTACCTCCGGTATGCCGTGTCCGACCACATTTCACTGGATGACCCAATCACCGGGACAGATAACATCCTGCAAGGTGACCTAATCACCACCGGCGAAGACATCACCGAAGGGCTCGATCAGGACGCCGTGACACGCGCCATCGATGACACCATCGGGATACTCTCGCCGCGCGATCAGCTACTCATGCGGATGCGATACGGCATAGGTCAGCCTGACAACAAGGAGCACACACTCAACGAGATAAGCGAGGCGACCGGAATCAGCCGTGAACGCGTGAGGCAGGTTATACAGCTGTCGTTGCGACTCATGGCGCAAAGCGAAAAGGCGCGCATTCTGCGCCAGACATTGGAGAGGTAATGACAGAGAGTCAACAACAACAAGCTCTTATGACGTGGCATCGAGCACACGTCAAAGACATCCCAGAGATGCGGAGGTTATTCGCCATCCCTAACGGCGGATTTCGCCACATCAGCACGGCAGCACGTTTGCGATCTGAGGGCGTACGCGCCGGAGTTTGGGACCTGTGTCTACCTGATGGGCCGCCTAACCTATGGATTGAAATGAAGGTCAATAGTAATCGATTGACAGATGAGCAGACCGATTGGTTGATGGCATCAGGTAGCGATAAATTTGCCGTGGCCTACGACTGGATTGGTGCCGCGCTCGCGATTGTCCAGCACTGCTACTGGTGCGGTCTTGCTCAAAACGACCGTGTGATTGATATCAGTAACGAGCTGGTATCCCTCGCGCCTCGCCGTCTACATTACATCGAGTCATCGTCGACGTTTGGTCTCCGGGAGTACATTGCGTATGGGGATTATGGTTCATGCCTGCCAAAATGGCGCGGGCTGACTCCAATCCGTAACGGGCACATAATGCAAAGAATACCAAGCCGTCCAGGTCGTGATGGTCAGTCGACTTGAGGCCATTGCGCATGACGTACTTGGTGCACATGGCGATTGACGCTGGGAAAAGCACGCCTTGTTGCTCCCATACGTCTACTGGCTCAACGGTCATATCTGTGTAATATTGCGGTTGCGTGGTCATGGCTAAGGGTACCACGCACTGGGCGCAACGACGCCCGCAGGAGGTTTGTATGGATAGGGAAAGTCAAGCCGCGACATTTATGCGCTGGCTTATGCGGCGCTATACGTCCGGCTACATCGAGATCCGGATGCTCAACCCGGGGCATGGTCCACAGTTGAGTTACCATCAGATACCGCGAAGCGACACGCAATGGAGCGAGCTCGCGCAGATGTGCGTCACACGCTCCGACCAAGGCTGGGACGTGTACATGGGTGTACTACCACGCTGGGAGCAAAGTGGGCGAGACTCATCCGTCGACACCGCCGCGATGCTCTGGGCGGACATCGATGCTATTGGAACGACAACCGTCGATGAGCTACGCGGCAGCGCCGAGGTCATTGTTTCGAGCGGCAAGGGTTATCACTTGTACCGGCGCCTTGCGGTCTCACAGATTGGGACGAAGAAAACCGAGCAGTCAACCTTTGTGCGCATCCTGCGCGCGTGGGCAGCTGCATTGCATCCTGGCGTTGACATGGCATCGACCAATGTCTCGCGCATCCTACGCGTACCCGGGACTAAAAATTGGAAAGACCGTAACAACCCGAAGGACGTCCGGCTGATGCTCTATCCGCCAGATGCTGTCGAAGCCAAGACCGATGGTGGTCATCCGTGGACGGCGGCATGGGTAGAGTGCCTCAACCTTGCGCGCCAGGGGATGCTCCCCGTATATGACAGCAACGTCTTGCTGGGCAAAACTCGAAAGGGAGGGAATTATTACACATACGACATCGGAGGGTCCGTGCTCGATGTAGAGTGGATGCGTCGGACATATCCGGACATGGGTAAGCACGCGTACGAATGCGCGTATCTGCTTATGATGCATATCAGGAGGTTGAAAAATGGATGAGCAAGTCAACGAGCTTGCAGAGTTATCGCTCGAGGATCTCGCGGCGATACTGCAAAGTGGCGATGAAAAACGGGTAGGCGCTGTCCTCTCGAGCGGAAAGAGTACGTGGTCGCAAGTATTCCGACCGCATGGTGAAGGTACCCGCAACGCGGGTCTGGTGGGCTACTGCGGATTCCTCCGCGCAAAGCGGTTTGAGTATGACCACGCGCTATACCACGCACTTGTTTGGAACGATGCGTACTGTGTGCCACCGCTCCCGCGTGAGGAGGTCGAGCGAACCATATCCCGATTCTGGGTTACATGGGCACAAGGCACCATCCCGGATGCACTCCCAGGCATAACGCCTGCCGGCGCGTGGGAGATCTGGGACTGGGACCGGATGCTCGTTGAAGAACAGCAGCTCGGCGCGCAACAATGGCTAGTCGACAAGGTATTTGCCGTTGGCGGATTGCACTATCTGTCATCCCCGCCTGGCACCGGCAAGACATGGGTTATGCTCGACCTCATGCGCGCGGCGCTCGATGGCGGTCAATGGCTTGGGGAGTTCGATATCCCACAAACGCCCGTGATGTACATCGACGAGGAGATGGGCCTCCGCAAGCTCATGAGCCGGCTGAGGAGGCTCGGCCTCAAGAGCGGTGCAGGATTGACGTACACCAACCGTGTTGGCGTCCGTATGGACACCATGATGGATACCAAGCGCGTCCTCGATCACTGTCAAGCGACAGGTACGCGGCTAGTCCTCATTGACTCCCTAGTCCGAATCCATGGGCTCGACGAATCCGACAACAGCCAGATGCGCATGTTGTTCGAGAGGTTCAAGTGCTTGCTCGAGGCCGACATCGCCGTGGTGATTGCGCACCATGACCGCAAGGGAGGGACAGCTGGCGGCATAGCACACGAAGGCATGCGCGGTGCTGCCGAGATTGTTGCCGCTGCGGATGCGGCGTACAGCCTGTCTAAAGTCGAAAAGGGACAATACCGCATCCAGACCACAAAAGGTCGCCTCGTGGGCGAGGATGAGCAGCTCGACGTCACTTTTGAAATCGCGGACGATGGCGGGCAGACCTACATCCGAACAGTGGACAAGGACGCGCGCGCGGCGATCACTGCGAAAGCAATACAAGATGAGCTGCTGCAGGCCATAGATGGCGGTCAGGGGCTTGGTATCAATGTGCTCGCGAAACAGCTAGGCAAGCGCAAAGCGACCCTGCAGGACGTGCTCCAGCAGATGCTCGGCGATGGCTTGATAACGTCCCAGCGTGGCCCAAATGCGTCCGTTTTGTACTATCCGCGTGGCATGTTCTGAGCCCTCAAACTAGGCGTTCAAGTGGTTCCGCAAGTGGTTCCGCAAGTGGTTCCCCTTTAAGTATATAAATATGGGAACCACTTGTAAAAACCCCCCTTATAAATCCCCCCGTGTAGGCGGCCTACGGCACCGCCACTACGCACCGCCTACGGCGGGGTTGGCAGTTAGACAGTTAAGCATGTTGGCGTTAAGGAATGTTTGGAATGCGGTGGTCCTGGTACCCGCTCCCTACGGGTCGCGGAGTACCGAGACCACACGCAGGATGGACAGCAGGGAGACATCGATTCTGGGTGTCTAAAATCATGGTTGCGCAACAATGCGTGATTGTGTTATAACGTCGAACCGGTCAAAACCGGCGACGGTAAGGAGTAAGAAAGTTATGGCAGGGTTTTTCCAATCGACCGCATTCCGCCCGGATGCGGTACCAGCACCAGCAGGCACGTATGTGTGCAAGCTGGCAGGGCTCAACGTTGTGCAGCGTCCCAAGTATCAGCGTCCTGGGGAGTTCGAGGACCAGTACGAGTTTGCGTTCGAGACAACGCAGGTTGCAGACGCAAACGGCAACCCGTACCGATTCCGCAAGTGGACCGGCATGTCGTATGGTTCCGATCGTGCTCACCTTACACAGCTGATGGACACGATGCTCGGTCAGCGGTTCACCGCTCAGCAGTGGTCACAGCTCAACGATGCACTGTTGTTCAATGGCGCATGGAATGTCACGGTCGAATGGGTTGCACCACGTCAAGAGAGCGGAAGCGGCACCAACGCGATTGTGTCTGTGTATCCGGCAACACCGGCACCACAGCAGGGATTCGCACAACAGCCTGCCCAGATGGCCCCACAGCAGGGCTACGCCCCGCAAGGAGCGCCACAAGCGCAAGGATGGGTGCAACAGCCACCGGTACAGCAACAGTTCGCACAGCAGGCGCCAGTCGCGCCACAGGCACCGCAACCGCCACGCGCACCAGGACGAAAAGCGCAGGCGCCAGCCGGTGACGCATTCGGCGAGTTGAAAGACCCGTTCGAGGATTAGGAACACACAAGGCCTGGGCAATGACCCGGGCCATTTTCACAGGAGGCAATGATGGAAGAACAAGCTAAGTGGGATGACGGCCCCGTAAACTTTGGCGTCAAGCCAGTGACGGAATACACATTTGAGGAGATGCGCCAGGCGTTCGGTGTACTGGCCCAAAAGATTGAGCAGATGGCACTCAATCAGCAAATGTTTGAGCAAGTAGCACAGCAGGTCTACGGCACGCTAAAAGCAAGGGTTGACAAACTTGAAGGAGGCGACAACGACGACCTCGACTTGATGACTGTATTGGAGTTGACTACCTGGGCAAAAGCGATTTCAAAAAAAGTCGCTGAGTTGATTTTGCTTGGTGATTTGAGGGATAGTGCAGCTACAAAAGGTATCGCCGGCTTGAGGCACGATGTAGATAATCACGCTCAACTGATTGAGCGTTTGCGGTCGCCAACTGGTGAAGACATCGCGACACTTACGGAGGAGATTCTAGCATTTCCGCTCGCGGATCTAAGCTCGTCAATTGCTCCATCCGGATTGTTTGCAAAGATGCTCAGCATCGAGTCGCAAGTGATGGCGCAGGCAGAGGACATCGAGGAGGCGCGAGCAGATGGCGAATAACTTCACAACAGCCAAGCGCAAGCGTGGTGCAGAGTTCGGCGACGTGTATCGCACTCTCACCGAGGGACGCGGTATCCGTCGCATGTCATGGCCACCACGCGTAGCGGTACGCCTCGATGGCGAGCTGCTGATGATTGTCATCGGCGAGAAGCCACGACAGCGCTGGTATCCGCACCCGGGAGACATCCTCGACAAAGGCACACCAACGTGTGACTGGGAGGTGGTCGAATGATAGGCGCTCATGGAATCGGGACCATCAGCCGGTCAAACGTCGTGACATCACCGCGCACCGGTGAGCGTGAGTCATACACACCTAGTCGATGCGAAGAGATTGTGCGAGCAATGGCGGTCCATATCAATGACGGATTAACAGTCGCTCAGGCAAGCCGGCTTGTATTCAATGATGAGAATCGTAATTTTTACTATGTGCTCAGCCGAAACGAAGAGTACAAGCGCCTGTATTACCGACTCATCAAAGGCAAGGGCAATCCAGGACAACGAACGCTCACGCCGACCGAACGCATCGAGCGCCTGAAAGTATATTGGGATCTGCGCGACTCAGGCGTAAAAAAAGCCGATGCCGAAAACCAATCAAAAGTATGGGGCAGTGATACTCCAAATTGGCGCAAGGATGACAACGTCAATGACTACTGGGTCGAGCGCGAAACTCATCACGCAACTCTGAAAGAGCGCATCAATGGCATCCGCCGAGCACAGAGAGCGGAGACCTTTGCGAAGACAATGACGGAAAAGGGGCAAGCGTTGACACAAGATACAGCTGCGCGCATCGTCCAATCAGCCGAGGCAAAAGTGCCACGCACTCCGATGATGGTTCAGGATGGCACGATTTCATCGGTCTTGCCTGCCCTCCGGATGGGCAAGGCTATACGGCGGAGTGATTCATATACATGCTATGCGATGTGCGAGGGGCGCATGACCGAGTACAAGGTCATCCTCGGGCGCCGTCAACATGTTGGCCTCGCGTACATCATCGGTGCAGATCTGCTCGCGACTGACTGGGAGGTGATGGCGTCATGATGGTGGTCAATGGCTGGCAATATGACACTGATGAGCTCATGTCAGTGGTAAAAGCTATCAAGGGCAGAGAGGCCATCAAGCAACCTGTCAGTGCAAGTGGCATCGACCAGATCCGGGTCGGATTCTCCCCTTTTGAAGGCTATGTGCAAGTGAGTTTTCGTTCTGGTATATGGGCAAAAGATATTTTGTTCTATCCAGAATACGTCGCAGGGGCAAGCAACGAACATATGCTGAATGAGCTCGTTGAGGCATGTCTGGACTTTGTAAATGGCGCTCGGGATTCCGTTCATGTTGGAGAGCAATAAAATGATGTTTGCAGCTATGCCTAATCCGCGCCAGCCTAAACCTCGGCGACAACCATTGCTCATTGACAAGTTTGCACCACGGCGAGTTTCGACCGATTGCCTTGTCCTGGGACACGTTGGTCCTGTCAGAGAGTGCATCAACTTTGCGATGCAAACAAAGGTCGACTACGGAGAAGTTCGGCGAGAGACGCTCGGATTCTCGGCAAGTCCAAAGTTTTGGACAGATTTTCATAAGGGCGTTACCGATGTGGTTTTCGACCCAGCGCAATGCGCGCTGTTTGGGCATGACATCGATATCGTAGATGAGGATGTCGATGTGTGCTGGATCAAAGTTCACATCGCATCCGACCCGATGCCGTATCCGAGCAGGTCGGACTTGATGACGCATTTATTTGCCGCATTTGAGGCACTCACGAAGGCATCGGACACGATTGACGAGGTGCAACATGCAGATGTACTCGATGGCATCGACAGACATGTAATCAAGGACGTTACAAGGCAACTCGGCCAGATGCTGCACCTCGAAAGATGGACCAAGGAGGTACGTGATGAAGGGTAAGAACGGCGCGGATGAATACTCCGCACGCCTCGGCGCCGTCATTCGGCGCATGCGGGTGCGGACCGGGTTATCGCAGGAGATGTTCGCGTGTACTCATGACATCAATCGTACGTACATGACCGACATCGAGCTCGGGCGTAGGAATATCACGATTGCCATGGGGCAACGCATCGCTGATGGTTTAGGGTTGACACTTGTGCAGCTGCTGACGATGGCAGATGCAATGGAGGTGCAGGATGGGAGTTGAAACAATGTTCGGCAAGACAGCGGAAGCCGTGGGGGTTCATCGACATATGGTCATGGACTGGATCAGTCTCGGTATGGCGTTCAAGACCGATGAAGTCAAGGCCGATGAATGGCTGCCAATTACCGGCCATGGCGTCACTTACGCAATGTCTCTCGGTTACAAGGTCCGCAAGATGCAATGGACCGATGGATGCTTTGTGGAGATGGTTAACGTCGATGAAGACGACCCGGAATCGGAGCGTGTGATGCGTGCGACGGGTACGGAAGTGTTCAAGCACGATTGCCAGGCGTTCGGGAGTTTTGTCCTTGAGCAGCTCATCGACACACTACACCTCGGCTCATGGCAGGTGATGCTCAATGAACAGGAATACACCCTGTGGCGGTCAGCATGGAGCGAATGGCGCAAGCAGATCACTGAGATGGACGGCGACAAGTGCTGACATGGGCGCTCATTATCATCGGTGCGACAGCTCTCGCGATGCTGACAATCGGTGCGCTCATCATCGGCTACTGCGCGTCCGTATGCCGTGCAATCGATAGTACATACGAGACCAATGGACAACGCGACGATATCGCTTGACATGCAAGAGCCGTGGCATCACAACGTGTCACGGCTCAAGCAGTTAGGTCATAGCCCACTCGACATCGCGGAGCACTACGCCTCGTACGTCAAGCGATACATGCGCTCGGCACGATGGAAGGTGACACGACAGCGCATCCTCGATGCCCATTCGGGATGTTGCGCTAGGTGCGGAGTCTCACGGGAGCGATACAAAGTCGACGTGCATCACCTGACATACGCTCGACTCGGTGGCGAAGAGGATGCAGATCTGTTGCCTCTCTGCTATCGATGCCACGGCACGGTGCATTACGTACGGTCGATGTATAAGGCACAATAACGGTATGGAATCACGACAAGGACGAAAGATAGACGGCGAGCTCGAGGCCGCCATTCAAGCCGCGCTCATTGCGGGACAGCGACAGTCAGACATCGCGAGGCACTACGGCCTACCTGACTCGACGGTGATGCGCATCCGCAAGCGCATGACCGACACGCAACTGCAAGCGCTTGCAAACACACAGACTCAACAGCAGACACAGCTAGACGACATGCTGGTTGATCTGCTGGCGGACAATATCAAGGCTATGCAAGGCATAGCAAGGACTGCACACGATGCCAAGTATAGGGAGCAACAGAACGCAGCTGCCCTCGCTAAGCTCTATGACGCGATTGCGACTACAACGCTTCAGATTCTCAACGCGGCAGCCGAGCCCGACAACTAACACCGGGGCTCAGGAACTCGCCGGATACCAGGACTATCTACGGCAGACACTCCCGCCTGGCTGGACTGCCGAAGCGAAGCACATCAAGGCAATCTGCGAACACCTGGACGCGGTGCAGACCGGCGAAATAGACCGACTGGCAATCCACATGCCGCCAAGACACGGGAAGACTGAGACCGGCACCGTGCGCTACGGGGCGTATTGCATGGAGATGGACCCACACAGCAACTCTCTGGTCACGGCGTACAACACGTCGATGGCTCGGCGATTCAGCCGCAAGACACGCGCCATTGTCCGCGCCAGGACACCACTCTCAAAAGACAACGCGGCGCAGGACGAATGGAGTATGCCGGAGGGTGGTACCTTCATGGCGCGTGGAGTCGGCAGCCCTCCGACGGGTGTTGGATTCCGGCGCATCATCATCGATGACCCCATCCGGCGTCGTGAGGATGCGGAGTCCGAGGTCTACCGTGAGAAGACGTGGGACTGGTACACGGATGACCTTTACACTCGTGTCGAACCTGGCGGTGCAATCGTCATGATATGCACACGCTGGCATCACGACGACATCGCCGCACGAGCTGTCGCATCCGAGCGTGGACGCTGGACAGTGCTCAACCTTGCCGCGATATGCGAGGACGAGACAGACGCCATCGGGCGTGTGATGGGCGATGCTTTGTGGCCAGAGCGCTACACGGTCGCGGATCTCGAGCGTATACGGGACGTCATCAAGCAGGATGGTGGCGAATACGGCTGGTCATCCTTGTACCAGCAGAATCCGACACCGCGTACCGGGGCATACATTCGCACAGACCGTATCGAGGTTGTGACCGAGCGTCCGCAACTGAAGAGCATGTGTCGGGCATGGGACCTTGCGTCGACGGCTGGCGGTGGAGACTTCACCGTCGGCGTGTTGATGGGCATCGATGCCGACGGGTATGTGTGGGTGCTCGATGCCGTGATGGGCCAGTATGACCCCGACGAGCGCGACCGTATCATCAGACAGACAGCCGTGCTCGATGGCGTACGCGTTAGGGTTCGTCTACCGCAGGATCCTGGGCAGGCTGGCAAGAGTCAGCGCATGCACCTGATGAGACTGCTGCAGGGATACTCGGTCGCTATACAGCCAGTGACAGGCGACAAGACCGTGCGCGCTGAGCCGTTCGCGTCAGCTGTCGCAGGCGGAATGGTCAAGATGACGCGTGGCGAGTGGACACCAGGCATCATGGAACAGTGGCGCCAGTTCCCTGTCGGCAAGCACGATGATGCCGTCGACGCAGCTGCAGACGCGTACAACGAACTCACACTTCGGTCAAAGTCATGGGGCGCGGTGTAGTGTCATAATGTGAGCATGGCCAAGATATCGATAATCGACCGCATCCGCTCCTTTGGCACCAAGGCAGTGACACCGGCACCGCTTGATACCGCGCTCCCGGGACCGTCGCAGACACGTCAGAGTACATGGGGCACTGGTTACGGGGATGGACAGTATCGGTCGCTCCTGACCGTTCGCCTGCCAGAGAGCAACCGCAACTGGCGCGATATTGCTGGCGACCTGATGCTCAACAGTGTGGTCGCAATCGGCATCGACTGGTACGTGCGAAACTTCCCGCAGGGACAACTCCGCGTGATGCGCCCGACAGCTGATGGGCAAGCGGAGCCAGTGCCGGACCATCCAATCCTCGCGCTCCTGCGTGACCCTGACCCGTACAGCCAAGCGGTACCTGGTGAACTCTGGGACAACATGATTGCCGAGTACCGGGTGCAAGGCCTGACGTACTTGGTCAAGCGGCGCAACCCGTCGAACGGAATCCCAGGTGCGCTGCAGTCAATCCCGCCTGACATGATTGCGCCGCAGACAGACAAGGACGGGCGCATCATCAGTTATCGCTACACGGCCAGTGGATGGTCTCGCGATCTGCCGGTGGATGATGTGATTCGCGTCAAATACGGACGAGACCCGGACGACTGGAAACTCGGACGCTCCCCGCTCACATCGGTGCTCGCGGAGATTGCCGCCGACAACATGGCATCACGCATGGGCTATGGGCTTGCATCATCCCCGGTTCCGAGCTTTATCGTTGGGCCACCTGATGGCGACTCGGTGATGATTCAGCCAGAGGACGCGCAAGTCACGAAGAGCGCGCTACAGCAGAACTTCCGTGGTGACCGCTCCGGCGGTGTCGTTGTCATGCAACAACCGTACAAGATTGAGCGCGTCGCATGGTCACCTAAAGACATGGCGCTTGATGACATCAGGCGCAAGCCAGAGGAGCGTATCTGCGCAGCACTCGGGCTCAACCCGTTGGTGCTCCAGTTAGGTTCCGGCCTCGAGCGCGCCACGTACTCCAACCTCGACCAAGCGACTAGATCTGCGTGGACCGATGGCATGATTCCGCTCTATGCCGCGTTCGCTCGTTCACTGACGGCACAGCTGCTCCCGGACTTCCCTGAGACATTGCCTGGAGATTATCTCGAGTGGGATACGAGCAACATCCCTGCGCTACAAAGCGACCTCAACGAGGATTCGGAGCGCGCCGAACGCTTATACAAGGCTGGCATCATCGACCAAGCAACCGCGAAGCGCATCAGTGGTATTACGCCTGGTCCAGACGACGAGGGGCGGTATTTCCCAAGCGCGCAACCTACGCCGATTATTGACCTGTCATTGATGCCAGCCGGACAGCCAGTGCGCACACCGCAAGAGATTGCCGCGCTCGTAACCTCTGCAGGCACGCTCATTCGCTCAGGATTCGCACCAGAGGCTGCACTTGCGGCTGTCGGCCTCGACCCGATTCAGCACCTTGGATTGCTTCCGGTCACGGTCCAGACAGAATCTAAGGCGTTGCAGCTCGAACCAGGAGAAGAGTCTGGGCTGAAGTATTACCCCACCGACTCAATGCGGAACGCTGCCAAGCGCGCACTCGCATGGCGTGAGGCTGGCAACAAGGGCGGGACGCTCGTTGGTCTACGTCGTGCGAATCAACTTGTGAATGGTGACAAGCTGTCCGAGGATACGATACTCCGGATGCACTCGTTTTTCAGCAGGCACGAAGTCGACAAGCAAGCCGAGGGTTTTCATTCAGGTGAGCCGGGATTCCCGAGTCCCGGTCGCGTGGCGTGGGACCTCTGGGGCGGTGACAGCGGGCAGAGCTGGGCGCGCAACCTTGCACGCAAGATTGTAGACCAAGCAGACGAGACCAAGAGCGCGACACACCCGGTGTATGGATGGGAGATCGATGCCGACACTCTATGAGGTTGCCGAGGTTTACCGCCAGAGGATGCTCCGGCGTGAGGCGTCGATAGTCAAGGAGGTGCGGGACACGTACATGGACAGCATGTCCGACGTTCTTGCGCGTCTGGGTGTCGTGACGCAAGCCATCGAGGACGAGCTCGTGAGCGAGGGCGTACTAATCTCTGACCGGCTCGACCTGTTGCAGATGTACCAAGAGCGCCTCGAGTCTCTCGCCGATCAGATGAGCGCCAAGGTCTCGGAGTATGGCATCGATGCAGCAAGGCGTGCGACAGCTGCGCAGCGGTCCGGATTGCAACTCGCGCTCGATATGCAAACCGACCCGATTCGACCGGGCATGGGATTGCCATCGAGCGTATCGATCTCGAGCGTGTGGAACGCCGTCGATGAGCAGGGTGTCGAGTTCGCGCTAGGGTTCGCCGCTGATGGTTCACCACTTGGCGACCTATACGCAACCATCGGCCCGGACATGTCTAAGCGTGTAGCATCCGCCGTCGCGCAAGGGTTTCACCCGTACAAGCTCGCAAAGATTCTAAGCGACACATACACCGTGCTTGCTCCTGCGCGAGCGGAGACAATCGCACGCACTGAGATGATACGTGCAGCTCGCGAAGGTACGCGGGCGGCAATGCTCGCGAATCAGGACATTATCAAGGGCTATCAGCGCGTGTGTGCCGGCGACCAACGCGTCTGTGTCGTTTGCTGGGCGCTACATGGTCAGACGTGGCCACTCGACAAGCCGGTTGCGTCGCACCCAAACTGTCGGTGTACCATCATCCCGATACTCCTATCCTACGAGGAGTTGACGGGCAAGCCGGGCGGGTTACCGTCACCAATGGCGCCTGACCGCGATGACCTTTTCGGACAGCTCACACCGCAAGAGCAGCTCGAGGTGCTTGGACCAATGCGGTATAGGTTGTGGCAGGCTGGTCTACCATTGGAAAAAATGGGCCGCGTGCGTCAAGATACACAGTGGGGACCGGTCGCACAAACCATACCGGTGAGGGAGTTAGTCTAATGCCGGAGATGATTTACATCGGGGACGAGGTCAAGAGCACGCCGGACGGGCGTGTCCGTGGCTATCTCCTGCGGTTCGATGGCGCAAAGGGCGCTGACGTCGCGGGCGATTTCTTCACCCCCGAAACGGATTTCGGTCGACCGATTGACAAGCTCAACGGGATGGCAATCAACCTTTATTATCATCACGGGTTTGATGAAGCCATCGGCAAAAAAGACATCGGTTACGGCACCATCAACGTAGACGAAAAGGGCATGTGGCTTGACGCACAGCTCAAGATGAGCGAAGAGTACGCCGACAAAATTGCCCAACTGGTCAAGATGGGCAAACTCGCGTATTCAAGCGGTGCGGCATCGCACCTGGTTGAGCGCAAGCAAATGCCAGACGGTCGCTACATGGTCACGCGTTGGCCAATCGGTGAGGCATCCCTGACACCAACGCCTGCCGAACCGCGCAACTTTGTCAAGTCGCTCATGGAAGAAGAGACCAAGGACGACGGCATGGGCGAGCATATGGGCGAAGGCATGGGCGAGATGGAGACCGAAGCGCCGGACGTTGTTGTTGTCACGGATGTTGCGGAGTACATCAGCGAGCTCTACGCGAACGCCGAGCAGGATATGTTTAGCCAGGCGTTGCACTCGCTCTACTGTGTATTGACCAGTGGAATGCACGAGATCTACGAATCCGGGATGCCGGTCGCGCAATATATCCCTGCGCTGGTTGATGAGTTTGCGCGCCGTGCGAAAGACCTTGCATCCAAGGTCGATACCATGAGCGAGGATGAGCTCAAGTCACTGCAGACAATCGGACGACGGGCAGTACGCCCGACATCCGTACGAGATGTTGAGGGTCGCTTGCGGGATGCATTGCGGCTGTCACGGGAGGAGGCCAAGCGCCTCTCTCCAACCGTCTGGGAATCGATGCGGGATGCATCGACACAAGACGAAATCAAATCGACGACACCAAGCACTCCGGTAGTTGAAAAGAATCCGGATGCACTGAGCACAATAGATCGGCGAGCGCTCCTGCTCTCGCTGTTGGAGGACTGATGTCCAAGATCGAACGATTCGCAGTCGAAGAGTCGCAGTATAAGTCTGCACTCATTGAGCTGCTCAATCAGCCACATTGCGACGACGCTGAGGTAAAGCGCGTCAAGGATGCATACGAAGCTGCTAAGGACCGCCACGAGCTCGCAAAGACTCTCCTCGTGTCCAAGTCTGAGCCAGAGGTTAAGGCATGGGAGCGCGGACATTACGGCCCGCTGCCATTCGCTGGAAACACTCGTGCTGAGAAGGCATTTGAAGCATACAAGATGGGCTCCTTCATCCTTGCGATGAACGGCAACGAGTATGCTGACCGCTGGTGCCGTGACCATATGGGTGTCGACGCGAAGGCTATCAAGGCCATGACCGAGACTACTCCTGGTGCTGGTGGCTACGCTGTCCCAACCATCGTGCAGGAGACTCTTGTCTACCTCCGTGAAAAGGCATCCGTCATGCGCCAGTATGCGCGTGTATGGCCGATGAAGAGCAACGCGCTCAACATCCCTATCCTCTCCGGATCTGTCACGGCTAACTGGTACGCTGACGCAGCTGCAATCACTCCGTCTGATGGCACGCTGACACAGGCATCCTTGACCGCAAAGAAACTCGCTGCACTGACTGTTATCTCGTCCGAACTCGACGAGGACGCCGTCGTTGCGATTGGCTCCTACGTTGCTGCTGACATGGCAAACAAGCTCGGCCACGAAGAAGACCGCGTATGTTTCAACGGCACCGGCATTGCTGGTGACGGTGGCATCACTGGTGTGATGCAGTACATCTATGCACTGTCTGGCACCAAAGCGAACATCGCATCCCTCGTGCTCGCTCCTGCTGGTTCCATCACGACACCTGCAACGATGACTCTGGCTACATGGCAGAGCGGCTACGGCAAACTCCCTGTATACGCACAGGACACCGCCGCGCTCTACTGCCACAAGACCTTGTTCTACTCCTACATCGCAGACAAGCTGGTCACCCTTGGTGGCAACTCATACAGCGCGCTTGCAATGGGTGTTGGCAAGGAGCCTGAGTTCCTCGGCTACCCTGTTCGCTTTGTTCAAGACATGCCTGCAACGCTCACGGCCAACCAGCCATTCGCGGTGTTCGGCGCACTTGACAAGGGTTGTGCATTCGGCGACAAGCGCGGACTCAATGTCCAGACGTCGTACGAGCGTTACTTTGATCAGGACGCAGTCGCCATCCGTGCGACCGAGCGCTTTGGATTCTCGGGTGCAATCGATCCGGGTAACGTTGCCGCTCCTGGGCCTGCTTCACAGTTCCCTGGTTCCGTCATCGTCTTTGCAGCTCAGGGTACCTAGTACTCTCGGGTTGTTCACTCTGGGGGAGTGGGGCAGCTGCTCCACTCCCTCTTTTGTTTGGAGGCATCTATGACTCGTGCCGAGGCACTCCTAACCGTTGCGCGAAACTGCGCATCCTCTGACTACCCGCAACTCGATAGCACCGACCTCGGCGAGCTGGTGGACAAGTGGCAGGGCTATACCGTGTGGACCGCAAGCACCGCCTACGTGGTCGGTGACAAAATCATTCCTACCGTATCCAATGGTCGACTCTATCTCTGCATCATTGCTGGCACATCCGACACTGTCGAGCCTGGCTGGCCTGACTATGTCACGCAGCCATACTATGCAATCGGTGATGGTCAAGATCTCGAGTGGCAAGATATCGGACCCGCTCCGGTACAGTACGACGTGATGGCAGCCAGCCGCGAGGGATGGCTACTCAAGGCATCACGCGCAACCGGGTTGGTCAATGTCACTGATGGCGCCGTGTCGGCATCGATGGGCTCGCTCCAGGACAAGTGCATCAGGCAAGCCGGGCGTTTTCTCTCGATGAGGATTTTATAGTGATACCTCAAGGACTCCGCGCGAACCTGCGCGCAGGCTTATCACAATACGTTGGATCCGAATACCTGGACGTGTATCGGTGGACTCCTGACAACGACGGTATGGGCGGAGTCATCACCGTATGGCGCAAGGTTGCAACCATCAAGGCAACGGTGCGCGCTGGTGTCGACACCGAGCTCGTAACAGCTGACGCGATGCAACCAGAGGGCGCATGGATTATGACCTGCGGGTATGGCTCGGATATCGAGATCGAGGACCGCGTGTATCGCGAAGGCGGTACGCCTTGGGCCGCGGGTGAGTACTGGGAGGTTGCAGGCGAAGACCAAGGGCATAGCGACGCGGTGACGCTGACTATTAACTTGCGTCATCATGTCAATGGATAATCAACGCACTCGCCGAGGGTAACCATGGACATACGGGGTCATAATGCAGGCATGGACAGCAATCAATCCATCAACATTCAGCAGCTCATCGCGGGTTTCGTCGGCGCCGTTATTATGGTTTTGCGGTCACCTGCGGAGCGGTCTATCGGGACGAACATCGCGAGCGTTATTGCCGGGACAGCAAGTGCAACGTACTTGACTCCGCTCCTGGGAAAAATGCTCAACCAGACGGACCCAAACTATCTGCTAGGGTTTGCATTCTTACTTGGCGTGCTTGGTTTGCGTGGTATTGAAATGATTGCCGACTGGGCCGGACTCGACGGCAAGCCGGGAGTCTCGCGTAAAAAGATTATTGATGGAGTAACAAAGTGAACAGCATATCCGTATCTCGACTCCTCGTCGTCGTCCTGATCGCGTTCGGCGCATCGTTTGCAACTGTCTTCGGCGATGGCATTCGCACAGCTGAAGCAGACACGCTCGCCGAGCTTGGCGCAGTGATGGCACTTTACGGAAGCAAGGCTGTAGCGGCTGGTGTCACTGCTGCGATGTCTGCTGCGCTGGCGTTCCTGACAATGCCTTTCAAGGGTGTGCAGGCGAACAGTCTGAAGGTGGGCAAAT